CATGTCTGGTCGTAGGCCAACATATCCAAGGCCTGTCCCAAACGTGACCAGGTCATCGTCGACTTCTCCGGTCGCCCCAATGAAGCCGGACGCCGGGTTGTACATATGCTGCCACAGCGTGTTTTCGGCGTTGTCGATCCAGCCTTTGACTTCTACATCGTCGAGGAGCTCTTCACGATATGCGGGCACTATGTCGAACCATTTGCCGCCACTGGTCGACTTTGGTCGCAGCATCCCGGAGATCGCATTGACCAGACCGCGCTTTGCGATGATCGGCTGTGTGTCGTAGATGCGGGAGTCGTTTCGGTTCTTATAGGTCGACGTGTTCATGAACCCGCAGCGCTCGGGCGCCAATACCTCGGCAATCTCTTCCCACAGTTGATTCAGGTTCGTCCGTTCTGCTTTGCGTTGCTTGAATTTGTCGAGCGTTTGCTTGACGAGCTGTTCGGTCATGCGTCACCTAAAAGTGTTGCGCGCTGTACGGTTCCCTTCGCTCTAGACGAACGGCCGCCACCGGTTGTCCCAGCGCGTTGATTGGGTGCCGACCGCGCTGCTCGCTTACGATCATCTTCTGCGCTTGCGGTCTGGGGAGAAGTGACAGGCGTCTCGACACCTATAGGAAAACCCATCAGCGACCCTGCGATTGTCGATAACTTGTCTTCTGGTACAGTGCCGGGCTTGTAGAACGTGGCGCGCTGATCACCTGACGCACTCGGCATGTGTTTACCCACGTCAGTCCCCCAATACACTTGCCTGATGTTGTGTACCCACTCTAGTCGCCGAGTAGCGTCCGGCGTGCTGTCTGGGCTTCCTCCGTGGCACCGGTGCCGGAGGTGTTGATCGTCGAGCCGAGACCACGGCGGCCGCGCGCGAGACGTGACGCCTCTTGCTTCTTGGCCTTCACTTCAGCGTCTGTCTCTTTGACAGGCACAGGCGGTGGGGGTGGCGGCAGACTCGGTGCTTTTGGTGACATCTTACCCATCGATAGATCCTCCTAAGTTGGCTTCGAGAACCGGGCCCACGTTCTCGAACCCGTGCGATTTCATTAATCTGATAAACAGCATTTGCTCCGCGGCACTGAGGCCGGCGGTCGCAGTGGTAAAAACATGCGAGCAGTTGCGTAAACGTGCCCAGTCGAGAATGTCTTGCACAACGACGTTCGAAACGTCGCCGCGGCGGTGTTCCTTCACGACCCAGAACTTGCACACGTAGCAAAGCGGTTGGAGATGAAACTCCCACGATGCCGCTACGAAGGCCCCGGCAACCGGTACGCGGTCACGTTCAACGAGAAGGATGTCCGACGTGTCGTTGTCGATCAGCCAGGCCAGGTAATTCCGGCCAATGTCCCGAGACCACGACAGCCCCCAGGACGATTCTGCATTCATCTGTTCCGCGGCATCGAGGATGAACTCGATGTCGTGTTGGTCGCCGACCCTGCTCTCAATCATGCGTAACGAAAGGCGTCGTATTCCATTTCAGGTGCCGGCGTGCTGCCGACGCCCGGCCGACCACGTGTCCGGGCCCGCGGTCCAACGTCAAGGTCGCCGGCATTCCATCCGTAGACGACAGCGTCGCCGCGATCGGGCGATCGGCCGAGGCGCTTGATGATGTCCTGTTTACCCTCAACATAGATCTTTGGTGGCTGACCAGGGCGCACACTGTAGGTCGGTGCCGTCAGGTCGGCCTGTAGCTTGGGATCCGGTGGTAGTGCAACATCGAACCCATAGTCCGGATCCAGCGCTTCACGCAGTCGCCACCACATCTCACTGCGGTGGTTGTAAAAACTGAAGTTGCCGTCTCGTGTATGTCCTGACGCCTTCTCGGCACCGTTCATGGCTTCGTAGGGTAACCCGGCATTCTTCAATGCGGTCTCTGCGTCAGCGCCAATGCCGATACTGTCGACGGCCACGATTGCGTTCTCTCGGAGCATTCCCGCTGCGAGTGCAGCGACAGAAGGTCCGTCAGGGGTTTCCTTTCCTGGGACGACGATGAGCTCATCGAACCAGGCACCATATCGCAGCGCGAAAACCGTATCGTCGCGTCCGCCGCGAGCAACATCCAAGCCAATAGAAGCGAGAGGCTTGTCGCCTTTACCAGAACGCCAACGATCATTGGCTTCGAGTATCCAGGGCGTCGGAATTACCTGCCATTCGTCATCCTCTCGTGCGGCCATGAAATTGCCGTCTCGGATCGCGGACCGCAGCGGCTCCGGCATTGCGTCGAGCGTGGCCTGGTAATTCGTCGATACCAGAAACGGGTTATCTGCCAATGCAGCCGGTATGAACGTCCGGCTCCTTGGCACGTAATCCTTGTGGTCGAACGTCCTGATGTCGTCAGGACCGTCGACCTCCATGTCACGGCCGTCCGGGTCGACGATGAACCATCTCAGCTCACCGTGTTGGGCTGGCCTCGTGTGTGTGATGTCGAGCCATGGCCTGAACATCCCAATGACCCAATCACCGGCCGCGGCGATCGGCGGGTTGCTCGCCATGACTGTTCGCACTCTCTGCTTGTTGTCGCCGCCGAGCGTCTTGTCGGCCGCTCTGTTCCAACCCATCAGAAAACGGACAACGGGCTCAACGAACTGACAGGCCTCATCGAAGGCGATCAGATCATGTGGATTGCCCTGCCAGGTTTCGGCGCGGTCTAACGTGCTTGCCGCACCAAAGTCGATGACCTTGTCACCGTATTTGAACTGCGCCGGTGGTGCCGAGTTCAATCCTTTACGCGTACCGGCGACAGCAACGACCCGTTCGATTAATGCGCCGAGGTCAGTGTACTGAGGTCGCAGCAACAGGCTGCGCTCGTGCTCGGTGAGCGCCAGGCCTGCGATCAGATCGGTTTTGCCGCCACCGCCTTGCCCACCGTACAAAAGGATGTCCGCCTCGCTGTAAAACGCAGCGGTCTGCGGCCCAGGATTTGGGATCCACGGCGTATCACCGATTACGCTCTTCGCTTCCTCGTATAACTTGTCGACCTCTTCAGGCGGCAGGCCGTTCAGTTTCTCTAAGTAGGCATCAAGAGTCTGAAGCATTCGCTCCCCGACTCAACGCGGCCGCGATAATGCGTGCCTTCTCTTCCGGCGTTGCTTCGATGTTCACAACAGCGGCGCGGATGTCTGTCTCAACACGATCGCGCCAACGCTCTGGCTGTCGGTTTTTTAACCAAAAGATGGCCGCGGTGTCGCTTCCGTGAAATCTTTTTGTGATCACGCTTGGTCCTTCGCGGGTCATCACCTCTTCTTGATAATCGTACCCCGCGGCCCTTTGTCGTAAGGCGGTCTCGACCACCTCGTTGTCGTAGCGATCGCGTCCTCGCTTTATGGCGTCGCATAACTCTGGCTGCGCGTTCTTCCAACGGTACAGCGTTGCCTCGTCAATCTTTAGCGCACCAGCGATCTCACCGTCGGTCATTCCAACCAACGCAAAATCGAACGCTCGATCGCAAAACTCTTCCTTGTATTTGGTTGGGCGGCCGCCAGGGCCGCGCTTCTTAACAGCTTGTGGCATCTACTTCTTTCGGCTCCGGTTCGTCTTTCGGCTGACCGCGCGCAGATTGCTGCGGCGATTGTTGTTGGGGTTCTTATCCTTGTGATCGACCTCACGGCCGCGGATCTTGGCGCCGGCCGCTTTCATTTTGCGCCGTGCCTTGTTGCGTGAAC